TCTCCCAGTAGCCCAGGATGCAGGTCTTGTTCGGATCGTACCCGTAGTCTTCGGTTGGCGTGTAGCCACGGAGATCGTTTTCGTTAGCGCCGGTCCTGCCGTTGTTGGTCACAACTGCGCCGGAATTCAACATTGGCGCGCTGTTGAGTAGAAGCGCAGGTAAATCTTGCCCTTGTGGGGCGCCATAGCCTCCGACAAGTGAGTTGCCGGTGAAAATGAGCTTGACGTTAGAGAAATCCTGCACGCCCTGCGCAGGCGTGGTAACGACGGCGACCGACGAAAGAAGCCGAAGCGCCAAGATCGACGGCCGGAGTCCAAGCCCAAGCATTAGACGAGCCCGACGATGTTCGAAGCCGTCGTCGCGGTGAAGTTCACGCGCTTGGCGATAACCGGAAGAGTCGTGCCGGCTGGCACAGCCTTGAAAGTAACTACCGATCCGCCGGGAGTGACGACGACGACGTCACCCGCGGTCCCGACGTAGAGAGAGCGAGCGTTCGCTGTGAAATTCGCGGTGTCACTCGGCGCGACAGAGAAAGCGTCAGTACCCGGGCCGGTGGCGACGATGGCGGCGACGATGGCGTCTTGCTTGACTGAGGTTGCCTGCCCTGAGGGAAAATTGCTGATAGCAACTGAGGCGCCAGTGGCGAAACTCACTGGCTGCGTAACCGCTGAGCCGTCAACTTTCAATGCGACGGTATTGCCGCCAGCCAAAGCCACGGTAGAATTTGGGGCAAGTCCTACGGTCCAAGAGCCCGACTGCGTGACAGCGACGGTGCCCGTGACCGAGACAACCTGCGTGGCCGCGAGAGCGCCCGTGATGGCGCTGGACAGGGCGATAATATCCGCCGTCTTGGCGTGGGTGCCATCAGGCGACGGGATAACCGACAGCGCACCGCTGGCTGGCGTCGACCCGAGCGACGGAAGCGCAAGCTGGTAGGTCGCGCTATCTGCGCCTTTGACGGGGACGTTGGACATAGGCAGGCCTCCGAGCCGTCGCGCGAGCAACGGGTGCGTGATGGACAGGGCGAAAGGGTTGAGAGGGTTTGCTACGCTGCGGCGAGCATGAAGGCGGGCAGCAGCCCGCTATTGGCTGGATCGCTGAAATCCAGAACGCCAGCGCCCGTTGCGGGGGCGGCCGGTTGAGCGAGAAGGAAGGCCGCGAGCAATCCGCTGTTGGCGGGGTCTGAGAAGTCCAGCACTCCGGTCGTCGTGCCGGGGTCGGGCGTCGGGGCTACGTTGCCCGCCACAACCCACGCTAGGGCGCCCCCTACAAGCCCGAGAGTGTAGTTGACCGTATCCGCATCGGGCGGAAGCGGAGGAAGCCCCCCACCGGCCCCAGGCTCGCCCTGCGGCCCGATCAGCATCGCAGCCGAAAGCGGTAGGCCTCCGTAAGGCTGGGTCGGGTAGAGCACCGGGAACTGGCTCGGATTGGCGATGCCCGCCGATCCGGTGCCAGGGTAGATTTTAGCTTCAACCCGGCCGAGAACGAACTTGTCGTCCGGCTTGCTCGGGTCGGGCGCACGCAGGACGTCGGCGTAGACGGTCTGGGCAAGGGAGGCCCGCCAGTTCCGAGCCGTCACCGGCACGTCGAACAGGAAATAGGGCCCGACGTTTCCGCTCGCCGGAACGAAGGTGACTTTGCCCTGCCCATCGGCTGCATCGCTCGACACGACGACCACCGGCTCGGCAGAGCCACCGAACATGCTTGTGAACGTGGCCTCCAACCGCGTGCCGGAGAAGTCCAACACCGTGCCAGGCGCCGGCTTCACCGGCTGCGCGAACAGCCAGTGCGCGTTATCGAAGAGGGTGAGGCTCATGCCTATCCGCCCTGAGGAAGGAAGGTCACGCCATCGACGTGCGTGATCTGGCCGTAGAAGGCGGGCACGGTCAGGTTCGCGACAGGGTCGGTGGCGACGAGGTCGTAGACGTAGACCCCAGGAGCGAAGACCGAGCGCGCGAGTGCATTCCGCAGCACGGCCATCGCGACCTGACCGCCCGTCGTGCCAAGGACGATGGTCGGCGTGCCTGTCGTGGGCGCCGCAGCACCGGCCGGAACGCTCGACGAGGCCGACAGCGCGACATTCGCCGACAGCGATGTGAGCCGAGCCTGAAGGTCGAACCGCAGGCCCGTGATGTCCACGGGCACTGGCAGCACCGTGACCGCGAACGTGTCGTCCACCGCGAAGGCCGTGGAGCCGGCACTGAGGGTCAGGGTGATCCCACCCGCATAGAAGGCGGTGCCGACCACGCCGCGGCCCGTGACGGTTCCAGCAGGGTCCGTGACAGTGACGCGCGGGATGCCATCAAGCGAGGTGATAGCGACGATGTGCGCGCCGAGCGTCGCCTGCGGAGCAACGGACTGGATCGTGAGCGCGCCATTACCCGTGTTCGCCGCGCCGGCAACGATGCCGCCCTGCCCCGCCTGCCAGATGACGAGGCCGTCCAGCCAATCGGTGTTGGTCTGGGTGCGGAACTTTACGTACCGCGGCTGGATGGCGAGGATGTTGGTCGCCATGCGTCAGGCCTCAGGCCGCGATCTGGGCGGCAGCACGGAACAGGTCGTCGATCTCAGAAGCGCTGAGGTTCAGCCCGGCCCCGATTTCGTTGACGTGGGGGTTGTTTCGCTGCCACGTCCGCGCATCGGTGAACCAGATCTCAACTTCGCCGCCAATCGCCTCGACAGAAGCTTTTACCGCCGGGAGAAACTTCGCTCGCGACAACTGGATCTTGGCTTGCGCGCTGGTCACCTCGGACGGAACGGCTGTCCCCGTGGCGAGGCCGTACGGCGCAAGCACGTCGTCTAGCGCAGCGTCTGTCTGCTTGCCTGCATCGTCTCGCGGCCACGGCGTAGCGACGGAGCCATCTTCGCTCCAAGCCTTGTAGGCGTCGTCCTCCACGTCTGTCGTCTTGCTAGCGGCCGATCCAAAAACGCGGCCGTCCTCGGCAAGCCAGAACCAAGCGCGCGGGTTGTAGGGCTTAGACATACTGGCCTCCGGACGGATAGGGCTGCCCAGGCGTCGTCGAGCCTGGGAAGTAGTTCGGACCAGCCCCGCGAGTGTCGATGACGCCATTGGTCATGAGGTAGAAGCGGGGGCCGAAAGCCGCTCCAGTCAGAGACCCGCCCGCCACCAGCGAGACGTTGCCGCTACCCACCGCGGCGACACCGCCGGTTGTCCAGTTAGGGCTGTTGGCGACGTAAGACGCTCCACCAATGACGATTGTCCCGCCATTGGCTGAAACCATGCCGCCCATTGAGCTTCCGAAGACGGTATTATCGCCAATGACAACGCCGCCTGCGGCGAACGCCGCGGCGTGATAATTCGGGTTCCCGCTGGCTGAAGTTAGAATTGAATTTCGAATTTCGATTGACCCGCCGAGATTGGCGCCAATCGTATTGTTGATGGTTCCGGTATTGTTGATTTGCACGCCGTTGAGCAAAAGGCTAGCGCCGGCCACAAGTATCGGCGGAATACTTCCTGTGCCGGAACCGCTAATGTTGTAGTTCTGCGGATTGCCGGAGTCGCCCAAGACTTGGAAGCTCGCCCCTGTCTTTGGGAAAGCACCAGGAGCTGCGTACGTGCCTGGCGCACCAAGCTGAATTACAATTGTTGAGGTGTTCGAGAAACGAATTGCTGAGGCCAGCGCCGCCGCAATTGTTTGAAACGCATGGCCTGCGTCGTTGCTAGATCCGTCGTTCGAGTCGTTGCCGTCTGGCCGCACGAACAAGGTCACGTTCGTAACGATCTGCTGGACTTCGGCGCGGCCAAACCCAATTAGTCGCGCCGAACCGCCTCTGATATCGATAAGCGTATCTGATCCGGCCGGCGCATCATTTTTCCGGATCGGCGTGCCGTCATTCCGAACGAAGTTCAGGGGCGGAAGCGAGCCGACGCGAACCGTTGCATTGGCCGCATTGCCGAACGGCATCGTCATAAGGATCGGCAGAAAGTCGGTATAGCCCGAAATCGACGGGCTGAGATCCGCGATGACGATGGCGTCGGGCGTTCCACTCGCCGTTCCCGAATGCCAGAGTGACTTCGCTGCGGGCGTCGAGGCCGCCACTGCGGCAAGGATCGCCTTCCACAGCATTCCATCATCAGCGTTATCGATATTGATGCCAGATGCTCGGAGGGCGTACCGCATCTGAGCCAGAAGAGCGTTCTGGAAAACAGCCTGCAACTGAGTCCCGTCGCGGGTTGCCTGGCTCGTGCACGGTTGAAACCACGTGTCGGACTGACCGAACTGCCGCGTCTCAGAAGGCCGAACGGTTGTCGCGTTCGGCGCCGATGCGGGGCCGAGCAGGTCTAGATTTGGCATGAAGACGAACTCCGGCCCTAAGGCTGGTCAGAAAATCGGGATGTAAACCGTCTCGACATGAGCGGGTACGACGCGATCGAGCAAACACTTCAGCGCGTCGATGTCCGGATCGCAGTCGAAAATTGCGTCGTAGACGGAATAGTCTGAAATGACAGGCCCGGCTCCGTACTGCGTATAAGCAGGACTATCTGCGAGGTAGACCGTGAAAACGAGACGGCTTCGATGCGTCTGCCCGCCGAGCACGGCGCAATCCATTTGCATCAGGTCGAGATAGCCGCCGCAATCGCCAGGATCGCCGGAGCAGACGACGCTCCACCCGGCCCGAAATGCGATCCCCTCGTAATAGTCGCACTGTGTGCCGCCAAGAGCAGACACTTTCGCGCAGAGGTCCGGGAATGGATCACACGCATCCGGCAGCCCGTACTCTACCAGCCAAGCGTCCCGGAGTTCGTCGACCGTCTGACACCAGAATTGACGTCGCAGGTCGCATATCCGCTGGTGCGCATACTGGATCGGGTGCGCAACTGCTCGCCAGAAGCTCCACTGAACGCCGCTCGGCTGATGAGCGCCCACCCAAGCTAGGCCGCTTGGAAGAAGCGCCCTCAACTCATCGTGGCAATCGTCGAGGTCGGGGCAATACTCGGGGTCCAGCCCGACGAGGCAATCGCTCACGGCGCCGGGCTACTGATAGAAGATGTTGCCGAGCACGGGGATGCCCCCGGCCGGGATCACGATGTCCGTTTTCGGAGCGACCATAATGTGACGCTCCTCTCCTTCGGCCTCGGATACGGCCTGATCGAACCAGGAGGCCGACATGGAGAGCGGGGTCGTCAAAAACGGGAAGGCAGGGTGGCCTTCGTCATTGCCGGAGACCCGGCCACGGCGCTTGATCATATCGCCGATCTCAACTTCGATCGCGCTTCGGACAGCCGCCGTAGCGGGTTCTAGGCCGCCGACCGTCACGTCCACCCGGTATGGGGTCGGCGCCAGCGTGAAGACTTCGGCGTCGGACGGGGCATAGAGTGCAATGTGTTCGGCGATGGTCGCGATATCCCCGTCGGTCGGGATGCCTTGGAACCGAGCGTCGTCCATCATGGGGTAGACGATGACTGTTCCTGTCCCGGCGCCTCTACGCCACACAAAGACACGGGTCACACCGGGGACTTCGGACGCCCACGTCACGTAGTCAGACGCCGAACCGCCATGGATCGGGTTGCGCTTCCGAAACAGCACCCTGGCCCGCAAGGACGTGTCGATGTCCTCAGCTTCGGTGCCGCCAAAAATTCCAGGCGATGCGACCACGATGCTATCAACCGCACCCGAGACGCCAGCCCCTGCCGTCAGTTCGCCGTCGGCATCCATATTCCCGGTCGCTCCAGCGACAACGGCCGAGATCGGAAGTCGAAACGTCTCGATGCCGATGGTCGTGTAGGCGGATGCGGTGGCATACTGTACGCCGTCTGACCGACTCAGGATCGCGCCTTTCACGAACGAAGCAGGGCCGGTGGTGACAATGGTCACGTCGCCTGCCGCTGGCGCAGGCGGGCGCTGTGCAAGGCCGAACTCCACGGCATGCTGCAGGACGCCATCGAGGCCCGCCGTGTGGCAGTGGATGTCGGCCCGAACGATGTCGAGCCGCTTGAACAGCGCGGAGACCGCGGCCCCGACGACCTTGGCGGTGACGTAGAGATTGTTGGGCCAGATCGTTGCATCGGACCCTTTGAGTTCGGATCGGAACCCGAGACGGGTCCGGCGAACGAGGTCCAGCAGCGTCGGGATGGCAAACGTCACGAAAGCTGCCCCCAAAGTTGTGCGAACCGCTGCTGAAAAACGGTCGTGCCATCCCGGCCGTACAGAGCGACCTCAAGCTCGATGCGACCGCGGATCTCGTTCAGGACCGCCGAACAGGCGATGCGCGCGACCGCTTGCTGCCGGGTCAGCGGCTCAAGCGCATCTGCCGCGATGGCTTCGACCCACCGCCGGATATCCTCCGTCGCGGGTGCGCGCTGAAACAGCCAGAGCAACGACCCGAGTTCGCCTTGCGACGCGGAGGTGTCGACATCAATCATGTCCCCCCACCACCCGCGCGGGTCGCCATCGGCGAGGTAGCGCAGCGGGTGATTGTCAGGACAGCGCTTGTCGGTGAACAGAGCCAGGATCACCGCCGAGATGATGCCGGATTTGGCCTGCAGCCCTCCAGCGTTCTCTGCGTCCGCGGGATCTGCAAGGCGCCAATCGCCACCCTGCTCTTGGGTCTGTCCGTCAGTGAGCCAGACGGTGTCCGGAACGAGGTAGGGATCGCCAGAGCAACCCTCGGCCTGCCGGATGCGGATATCGACCATGCGGGCTCATTTCGCTTTTGCCTTCGTGGCGAAGGGCGCCTGCAGCTTGCCGCCCTTGCTGTCGAGCGTGTCTTCCGTCGCGATCTTCTTCGCGCCGTCCTTGCTGCCAAGGTAGACATCACCCTCAAGAACGATAGTTTTTCCCACGATCGTGACGGTGTCGGCGCCAACAATGCGAAGGCTTTTCTTGACGAGGCTGATGGCCTGCCCGTGCGCATCGTAGATAACCGTGTCGCCAGGGCTCTGCTTCTTCGGCCGGTGATCCTTGTGCTCGCCGTCGTGGAACAGCATCCGGTCGGACCGGCCGCCCAAAGCGCTTAGGTAGCCCTCAGAGCCGACAGGCGGGACCGAGGAGCTTCCATGCCCCTGCTGCCGGTAGGCCTTGCCTTCCTCACCCTTGAGGCCGGTCCACGTCACAATCTGCTGCGTGCCAGTGTCATCGACCGACTTCACAGTGGCGCGGCGCATCATGGTAGCGACGGCGTCGTCCTGATCGAAGTAGGACATCAGCCCTCGCTCGCTTCGCCGTCACCCTGGTTCCAGTCCGACCCAGACTTGTTCCCTTTGCCGGCCTTGCCGCCGAAGGCTCTGGGGTCGCAAAGTTCCAGCTTCGCGAGCGACCCTTCGCTGCTCTGGCTGTAGGCCACTGACTTGATCGCCATGTCCTGCCGAATGTCGAGCGAGGGGCTTTCGACCCAGACGAGGTAGCCTGGCTCCCAAAGCTTTCCGCCTTCATCGCGGAACCCCTGGGTCGTGATCGTAGCTGTCAGCCCGTTGCCGGCCGCCTTGTCGCGTCGCGTCTCGGCCCGCTTCTTGATCTTCTTCTTATCGGTGTCGTCACGCTGGATCACGATAATCGGTCGGAAGCGGTTGACGGCGCCGTCTTTCGCGACAGCCTCAAGTTCCAAGGCATCCTTGCCATGGCCGGCGGCGCGCTGGCCCTTCACTGTGTACTCGCTGTGCCGGTTCGACCAGTCATGATCGGCGTCCCCGACCTTGATGTTCCGCCCCTCAAACAAGCCGCCAGAGTGGCGCTTCTGCCCGACCTTCGTGACTTTCATTCCACCGTCCGCGGTACCAGTGACGGTGCATCCCTGGGCGCGAGCCATTTTCTCTAAACAGCGGAAAATCGTCTCGCCCGGCGTGATCTGATAGGCCTCCACCATATCAAGGCTTTGGTCGGTCGTGATCTCGACATCGACCCCTTCAGAGACCTCTTTCGCGATCTTGACCGGGTCCTTCTTCTCAATCCGCCCCGTTTTGTGCTTCGCGCTGGAGTCAATCGCGTCCTGCGATTTCGACCGCCCGGAGATACCGATTGTGTAGGATGTTGCCGTCAGCGACGGCTTGAAGTGATCGACATATCCCTTCAGCAGCAGGTCGCCGTTGGATCGAATGTCGACGGCCGCTCCAGCACGGAACACGGAAGCCGTACCCGAAGCGCCAAACTCTGCTGCGACCGTCATCTCAAAAGAGCGGGCCGCTTCGTCGAACGCGGCAGAGACCGACATGCTCTCGAAGGCGGAGTAGACTGTGCCGCCGACCGAGATGGTGATGAACTCATCGGGCATCAGGCAGCTAGGGCGGCGAATTCAAGGGGGAGGCGAGACGGCACCCGCACGCGGTTCCGATCCACCAGTTCGTCGGCGCGCGTCGGATCTTGATAGAGGCGGTACGCCATTACGATCGCAGGCAGGCGAATGCGCGTCTCCACCGTGACGACAGGCGCTAAAGTCGTGATGACGCTGGACAGATAGGCGACGACGCTGTTGCGCAGCCCTTCGATCGCATCGAACAGGTCGGCATCAGAGCCGCCGTTGCACAACTCCATCTCGGCATCAAAATACTCAACGACATCCGCCCGAGCCGTGATGCCCTGCGGCTGCGAGGCGAACGTCGCGCGAGCCATCGCTTCTCCATAGGCGGTGAGTGCCGCGATGCGGAGAAGCCGTGCATTTGCATCCGCATTCGCCGCGGCAGACCGCCGGTTGGCCGAGGTCGTAACCGGCAGTGACACGTTGGGCGTTGCGTCAGCGACAGCCAGAAAGGCGGTGGCAGCTACGGAAGCAGGAAGCCCATCTCCGATCGCCCGAGCGGCTACGACGAGCCCCGTGGCCGCATCAGAGGGGGTGCTGGTCACGAGGCTGGCAGCAGCGTCGGCGAGGGACGCAAGCGCAACCTGCTGAAAGTACGATGCGAGTGGATCAACCGGATTATCGGCACGAACCACGTCAATGGTGGCGACGGCGGTGACGAAGCCGTCAACCGCAGCGGATGCCACGTACTCAGGGGCATCGCTTACAATTGATGCCGCGTAGAATGGGCCGACAGCCACCTCAAGGGCATCAGCCGCGACGAAGATCAGGTTCGCAAGGCTTGATGCCGAGGCAAGCGCGGATGCGAAGCCCTCTTGAACGCATGAGAGCGTGTAGGCGATGTAGCCGAGCTTGTCTCGCTCGCGCGAGCGCTTGAACTCCTCCGCCCGCACCTGAACCGGACCGTGCGTCGGCAGGACAAGGGAGCCTGCACCGCGTTGCGTAGCAATCGCCGTGAGCGCCGAAGCCTGACCTGTTGCGTCTTCCGACGCGAGATAAGCCGTGACCGCGTACTTCCGAGCCTTGGCACCAAGATCCTCGACGAAAGGGTCATCGCGGCCCGGGAACTCATGAACGACAAGCCGGCGACCGCCAGTCTCCTCGTCGTTCATGACGAAGAACGGGACACCTCGGAACGAGGCGGGCCATAGCTCAGTGCTGGGATCGCAACTGGATGCCATGGCTCGCCCTCAGTCCTTCCCGCCCTTCCCCGCGTCCGGAGAAGATTTGCCCGTCGATCCCGGCCCGTTCGACCCAATCGACGAGACTTTGCCCTTCAGCTCCAGCACGGCCCGTTCAAGGCCCGTGATCGTCGTCGTCAGCAGCGGGGACGGCGTCACCGTCACGGTGGCCGTCAGAGTGCCGGTGCCCGTGACCTCGCCCGACAAGGGGGGCATTGATTTGACCTCGGCAGTAATTGGGCCGGCCGGCATCTGCATGCTGCCGCGGCCTCCGCCGAACCCAGGCAATTGCTGGCTCTCGGTCTTCTTGCCGAGAAGGAAATCTCCGAGCGCCCCACGGGAGCCTTGGTACGATGAGACATAGCCAGCAGCCGCCCCAGGCGATCCGGGCAGCGTCTTGGCACCGCCGAGACCGACCCCACCGGCCACACGCGCGGCATCAAGACTTTCGCGCTCGGTCCGCAGCGCCTTAAACGTCTGCGTAAGGCTGCTGATTTCGCCTGTAAGCGCTCCGATGACGCCCGGCCCGGTGCCGGGGGTGGCGCTGTCCAGCGCGGCCCCGCCGATAGCACCGCCAAGAACTGCAGCCCCGCCAAGTCCGAAGGTGGCGGTCGCCGCCGCACCAGGAGCTGCGGCCGCCCCCATCTTCGCAGCCATGTCAGAGACGCCACCGCCACCCAACTTGACCGCTGCGGCTGTGAGAGCAGCCGCGGCCCCGTCTAGCGCAGTAGCGGAGCCGGTCAGGGCGACGGCGCCGCCGCCAGTCCCGAATATCGCGCCCATGAACTTGAGGGCGCCGTAGATGCCGCCACCGGCTGCCGCGCCGCCCCCAAGGAGCGAGAGGATTTGCTGCGAAGATGTCGACAGGTTTGAGAAGGCGTCGATCCCCTTTCCGATGCCATCAGCAGCGAATTTGATGAGCCCTTCGTTTGCCGTGCCGATGCTGAGAACGAGATTTTCCCAAGAACCCTTTAGGTTCTCAACCGACCCGCCGAGGCCCGCCATGACCTCATCGGCGCGCTTCTTCGCAAAGTCCGGATCATCACCAGACTTTTTGATGTCTTCGCGAGATGACTTGAACTCGTCCCACTGGCGCTGGGTAATCGCACCTTTGCCGCCATGCTTGCCGGTCAGGATCGCATTTAACTGCGCTAGCGTTGGGTTAGCCTTCATCATCGCGTCAAGGAGCGCTTCGGCATCGACCGACTGCGCAGAGACGCGATGGAAGTTGCTGGCCGCCTTCGCCGCGACTTGAGCGTCAGACGCTCTAACGGTGCCGTCCTTCTTTTTCCCGAGGATGGGCTCGACCGCAGACGTGACAGCGGCCACGTATTTGGCGCGGTCGGCGATGAGGGTCTTGTCGGCGTTGATCTCGTCGAGCTTTGACCGAACGTCCGGCGTAAAGGTTTTGCCCGTCGTTGTCTGGAACTGACCCTCAAGCCGCGCAGTGCTCAACTGATCCGGCATCTTGACGTAGTCAGAGTAGTTCACCCCTGCCGCGTTGAGGGCAGCAAGCCCTTTCTGCGTCGGATCGACCAGCTTACCGGCCGTCGCCTTAATGAACGTACCAGCCTCATCGCCTCGCAGGCCGCCGCGCCGAGCAAGTGCGCCGAGAGACATCGTAGTTTCGGTCGTCAGACCTGAACTAGTAGCAGCTGACGCCGCATATTTGATGAACTGCGATGCATCCTCGCCGTTCATGCCGCCCAGCTTCGCCATCTTGACGATCTGGTTGGTTGCCTTGTTGGCCTCAGCGAGAGCCTTTTCCTTGGTGCTAATGTCCTTGCCGGTCGCCTGCAGGTAGGACCGGATCGTCTCCGCGCCCTCCTTCAGATCAGTTTCCATCAGCGTCGCATAGTTGCGGACGTTCTCGACAATCCCCTTGGCCACCTCGGCTTTGAGAGACGGGCCGAACCCCGAAGGGAGACCCTGCATCGCAGCCGTCTGCGCCTTGACCACGTCGATGTTAGAGAACTGCGTCTCCTGTCCGACGCGCTTTGCCTGCTCTAGAAGCCCAGACTGATCCTGCCCAGTGATGTCCGTGAAGACGCGCTGCTTCCGGACGGCGATATCGAAATCGGCAGCCGACTGGATCGCCTCCATGCCGATCGCCTTGCCCTTATGGGCGGCGAGGACACCTGCGGTCGCAGTCAGCCCAGAGATGGCATCCTTGCGCCCCTGGGTACGAGCGGCAGCACGCTCGACCATCTCCTGCCGACGCTTGTCCGCAGCGACCTGCTTATTGAGCGAGGCCGTCGTCTGGTCGATGCTGGCCTTCAGCTTGCGTTCGTGACCAACGAGATCCGAGACCGGGACGCCGAGCTGGTTGAACGCCTGACGGGCATCCCGCAGAACCTGCGCCTGGCGCTCAATCGCGGTGTTCGTCTGCGCCAACGCCCGCTGCGCAGCCTTACTCTGCCCGACGAGATCCTTCGCTCCACTGGCATCGCCAGCCTTGCGCGCCGCAGCCAGGGCGGCGTTGATCCGGTCCGCCTGCTCTTTCAGGCCGCCGAGATTGTACTTCGTGTTTGAGAGGCGCCCCTGCGCGGACTTGATCCGCTCCAGAGCCTCAAGCTGCTTCTGCGTTCCAGCGAGGGATTTGTTCAGCCCATCGAGGTTGGCACCGACTTTGATGCCCTTGCCAAAATCCTTGAACTTTTTGCCGATCCCATCGAGGACCTTAGAAAGGCGATCCTCGGCGCTGATAATTGCCCGAGCTTCGATGATCTTGCTCATGACGAACGACCAGTCTTACGGCGTCGCGAGCGAAGAACCCGACGGTGCTGCCAATAGATCAACTCCGGGATCGTCAAGCGACCAACAGCGTCCGCATCCCAGCCTAGGTCGAAGACGAACTCGTCGGCGATGCTCTCGATGCCGTAGCCGCCTGCGAGGCGCGGAGGAAAAAACCCATGATGGCTTCCTTCACCTGCTGCGCATCCGCAAGTCCAAGCTGGCTCTCAACGAGGGTGTATTCCTTGGGCTCGACCAACAGCGCCTCAGCATAGTGTGCGATGGCCTCGTTGTTTTCGACGAGGAACCGTTCGCCGTCCTTCGAAGTGTGGACGGTATAGGCGTCGCCAACTGCGATGAAGTCGCGCATCATAGGGGGGCGGTAGACGAGCTTCGTGATGTCCGGACCGTGCCCCTGGATCGGCTCAATGAGAGCGATCGTGACGTTCTTGGACATGCCGATTTCCTGATGCTCTATGGCCTCCCATCATTTGAGAGAGGCTAGGATGAAATCTGGATTGATCGTGCTTGCCGCCGCAACCGTCATCAACTCGGGGATGCCGACAGGCGAAAGGATCGCGCTTCGGGAACTGACCGAGAGCCCGAAGGCATACATCGGCCGTCAGATCATTGCCCCAGGCATCGGCTGCGTCGATAACCCAAAAGGTGGATTTTTGTGCGTAGCTGTCGTAGGCGGGCAGGCTTTACGGATTGAAGCGTCGGTACTTGGCGCGCGAACCAAAGTCGAAATCGCTGAACGACTCACCGGAGATTGCAAAGGGACTGCAAACCTTTCCAGATCTGCATGCCGCTTTGACGCCGGGATCGAACCGACGGCCGGATATCGGGACACGATGGAGACGCCTAGCGGATCAATGCCTATTACGGTGATCGTCTCACCATCCATCGAAATGTATAGGCCCGTCCGCCGCTAGGTTGTGATCCGCTTATAAGTCCCGCCAGCCCACGTCACTCCGGAGATCTCACCGGACGACGTATTGTACATCGGGCGACCGACGAGGCGCGTGCCGGTGAAGAGATGCTGACGCCCGTGGTCCTCTTCGTCGACTGTGATGTTGACGGAGCAGGCCCGCATCCGATCGGCCCATGAACCGGAGCACGTCTCGGTGAAGCTAGCCTCACCCCCGACCGGCTGGTTCGCCACCGTGTAATAGGTGGATTTGTCCTGGTTCGACGCGGCGCTCACTTCCTGATCTACGATGTTCAGGGAAATTTCACCGCGGGCAATCAGCTTTTCACTGCCAAGCGTGATCGTTATGCGTCCACCGAAAGAATTGCAGCAGTCGTCGCTCATCGGATGTCTCCTGTTCTACGGGTCCGTCAAGCGGCCTGATACTGCAGATAGGTGGTGACGTTGCCGGCGAACACGCGAAGCTGATTGACGACATCGACGGGGAGGTAGGCGTTGAGGCGGGTCGCGTCGTTCGGATCGCGGACCACCGTCACGAATTGCGCGAACAGGTCTGCCTTTTCGAGGACGCCGAGGTTCACGAGTGCCTGATAGGCATGGATCAGCGTAAGCTTCACCGAGTTCGGCGTGGCGATTGACTGCAGGTTGCCGGGGTTGTCGTCGGCGAGCGACTGGCGCGCGTGGTTCGCAGATATCGCGGCCCGGAAGAACCGAACCGAAAACATCATCTGTGCCAGGGTCTCAATGTCTCGGAAGGTTGCGTCCGGCACGCCGTTCGCATCGACCTGTTCCGTGGTGACAATGCGGTCGATAAGGACACGACCATCGGACGTGACGCGCGTCGCCGAGATGCCGTCGATGTAGAGCGCCTGCCGATCCGGCTGAGCCCACCACAGCGAGCGGTCGTCCGGCGGGATGTCGCCAACCATCTCCAACGTCTGCAGGGGCCGAGAAAGCTCCGGCGCGTCCGTGAGGTGCGCTGCGCTGATACCGCCGAGCATGGCGGCGCGGGTCCAGACCGGCAGTGGTGCTGTCTGCGATCCGAGGATCGAGGCATGGCGGTCGTTGCGAGAGTTTCCGAGGGAGACCAGCGTGGAGAGCGTGCCGTAGCCGGCGCCGATCGCATGGCCGAACAGAAGTTTCCCAGGCGACCAGCGGCCAGAGACGTCGTTGAGGAAAAGACGGAACGCGTCGAGCGACGCCGTGTCGGTGTACGGATGCGCGATCCAGTCGAACTCATCATCACCAAGATTGGCGAGCGGAAGCGTCAGCGCAGGTACGCCAGTGCCGCCGGACATCGGCACGACCGTCGCATGCCCAAGCAGCGCGTTGGCCTCCTTCATCGGAAGGGTGACATCGACGCCATTGGAAGTGGTGCCAGCGTGGCGGGCAGTCAGGACGATCTTGGCCGCGTTGGTGCCATCGACCGCGGCCGTGATGGACAGCCCGGCGGCGTTGATAGCCGCCACGAGGTTGGCCGCAACCAAGCTGGCCGTGTCGGTCGTCAGGGTCTGCACCGTGAGGCGCACGCCACACACGCGGAGGACTGCAACCGATGTCACCCCCGGGGCCGTGTCGATGGTGATAGAGCCGGCAGCCTTCGAACCAGCCGGCTCTGCGAGCGGCAAAATCCAGATCGGCTGAAACGAGGCGTTAGCCCGAGCGCCGCGATACATGTCTACCAGCATCGAGCCGAAGCCGACGAGGGTGATTAGTTCGCGCTCACTCTGGATCGGGCCGTAAGGCACGCCTGCCGGGGCTGTGCCGGCAGCAAGCTTCTGGCCGACGAGAAGAAGCCGAGACAGCCCTTGGTACGGGGAGCCGCCAGAATTGACCTCAAAGTAGGCGAACGGGACAAGAACGTTGCCCGGGATGGTGGAGAAGGACACGCCAGCGGTCATGGCTTAGGGCTCCTGAGACAGGATGGGAGCCGCGGGGGCGGCGGGAGTGTCGAGGTTGGCTGGTGCAGGCTCAGACGCCTCAGAGGCTGTGTCCGCGGACACTTCGGCTTCGGAAGCAGGCTTCGCCGATGGAGCGCGCTTTGCCCTTTTAGCGGCCGGGACGGTTTCTTCTTCCGCCCCAGACGCATCATCGCCTTCAAGCTCGGGGTCTGCGGCCTCTCGAACGTCCTTGTCGCGGATACGGCGAGCCCAGTAATCGTCGTAGGGAACGCGGCCGCCGGTCTTCGGCAGTGGGGCGTAAGCCCGCTCTGGCATACGCACGAGGGCGTATGAACCGTCGTCGAGGCGACGCGGC